AGGTATTTCAGACCAACATTCTAAAGGCGCTCCAAAATCTAATTCAAAAGCATAGCAATCAACGGTTCTATATTCTTTGTTGTAATGGAACAACCAATTACCCTCTATTCTCAAATCGCTAGGTTTAACTTTTTCATATAAATTGTAAGTCATTGATTGAGCGATTTTTGCTTTTGATGCTCTTACCTTGCGCTTTTCGATATTGCTAGGGTAAGCAAGCCAATCCTCTTTCTCAACTATTGCTTTGCAATGTTGGCAAGTTACCGCACACCATGCAAAGTGATAGACTATTCCTATTCGGTCACAATGTGGGCATAAAATACGGCGTCCACTTTGTGGCGCTCTAGTGTGTTTAGTTACTGGTTTAAGCATTGTCATTTTCCTCTGTTGTCATGCCTTTGATTAAGCATGGGATGGGAGCGCCTCAACGCTCCACACCGATACTTAAGCAAATAGTACGATTGCAAATAGCATAGCGATTGCAACCGCGCTTAGAATGGTTTCTCTAATCATCCTTTTTGACCTCATATTTTATATATTGTTTTAGGTTTCCCAATTCGGATTGAGCAATGCGTATTCTTAGCATTGTTCTCTCAAGTTGCGTTTCCCCATCTCTCAACTCTTTGAGAGTTTTTTCGATGCGGTCTAACGTTTGATAAGCTTCTTTGATTTTCATCTTAAACATCTCCCATTCTAGTTATTGTTATTCGGTCGGTTACGCCTACACTATCCATTGAATGACCTATCAAAAGCCCTTCAATGTCATCGACCGATAAATTGTAAGCTTCAAGGTTCCATTCTTCGCCCTCAAAATCTTTGAGTGTAAAAAATTCTGGAGGAATGTTTTCTGGATAACCTTCCTTCCATTCGACCATGTAAACACAACTTTTAACTAAGCTTTTGACAAAGTGAATTGCTTCCTCATAATTATCAAAGCTTTTTCCGACTTGCCTATCTTCGCCATATCCGCCCAATTCAACAAAATATCTTAAATAAGCTTCGTCCTCTTTTTTGTCATAATGTAGGTCGCTTGATTTATGATCTTTGAAGTCAATCCAAAATCTAATTGCGTTCTCTTCTGTTATTGGCTTGCATAGATGGGGCATTGCTTCATTATGCCAACATTGATCCTCAAACCCATAAAGAGACAAATCTAATTTGGCTTTGTAGTAGGTTTCTAAATCATCATAATCTGGAAACTCACTTTCAACGCCACCGCCCCAAATTATGCGATAATCGTTAAAACCAACTTCGCCCTTGATCCATTCGAAAAGGTGGTTTTCTAACTCTTCTAAACTGTCGCTTGTAATCTCTGAGCGTTCGATCAAAAGGCTATATCGCTTGCCACCCATTTTGATATAATTTTCATCATATTTTTGGATATGATAAAAATTTTGGTAATCCTCATCTCTAGAGGGTTTCTTTTGATCTAAAGACAAATAAACAAATCCGTTCCACTCTTGGTCGTTGTAAGGATCATTTAACGTAGCAAATACTCTTTTATAAAATTCAAACATTGTCATTATTTCCTCTGTTGTTGTCATGCCTCTGATTAAGCATGGGATGAGAGCGGCCTTAACCGCTCTACACCGATGCTTAACCTCCAAAGGTTTCGAATGTCATTCCGTCATAATATTTGACAGTTTGACCGTTTGGTAAATCAACAAACCATTCAAAGTCTTTTTGCCAAACTCCAAAACCTAAACCAAATTGATTTGAGGATTGGTTCATCTTGCGTTTAGTTGTGACAGTTTCCCAACCATCACTATTCAAAGTTACTTTGTTATCTTTCCAAGTCACGATATCGGTGTTGATGTATCGCACACCGCCTTGATTTTCGTTGTTAAACCATGTCGTCTTGTAGTTGCTTAATTTATTCATTCTAGGCATTGTCTAATTTCCTTTTTGTTACACATTATTAATATAACTCTTTTTAAACGTTTTTTAAGAGTTATGCAAGAGAATAATTAAAAAAAGATAAAGCGGCTATTTTTAGCCGCTTTTACTGGCAAAATTTAAATTAGATGATTACCTGGTTTTAAAAATGCCTCGATTTATTTTAACCGACACGAAAAACACAAAAGCGCAAGTCGCGCACGCGCACGCGCGAATAATAAAAAGCGTTAAACTTTGCAAGACTTTTGTCGCTTTTGTTATATTTTGGTAAAACTGGAGATTTTGCTTAAAAATAATAGTTTAAAAACAGACACTTAGTAAATCACTTAACATAATGTATATTATGCGTAAAACATTTTTGACTTGCTTTCGGCTCAATTTCTTGCAGAACCCCCCCGTCAATCTTATTCTACCTACTAGTATTATTATACATTCCCACACACTAAAATGTGTGCTAAAGTTATGTTGGGGTCATCTTTCTGATTTCGTAGTATTACTCCCTTACACTACAAGGTTCCTCCCGATGACCCCCCCCACCCCCCCATATTGCTTTTGCAGAATATCATGCTAAAATTCTGAAAAAATGAGGTACGAGCATGGCGGGCAAACCACTGGCAAAGAAGAGAAGGGCTGAGATAGAGCGTAGGGGTGGCGGTGAATATCTGCGTGAGTGGATATTGTCTGGCAAGTCCATACGCAGCCTTGCGGCTGACATGGATATGTCTCAAGGTGCGCTTCGGAATATCATATTGAAGAACCCTGAGTTATCGAGTGCTGTTGATAATGCTAGGCGAGATGCGGCGGATGCACATTTTGAGGAAGGGTTTGAGGCTATATCTGAGGTTAGTGACCGCAGACAGCGTGAGATTGTGGAAGCCTTGAATGGGGATCGAGACATTAGCGAGGCAAATGTTAGCCAGGTTGATTTAGGTTTGCTTAAGCAGAGAGTTGGTCAACACAATTTGGCGGCGCAAGCCTGGAACCAAGAGCGGTATGGTGGCAGGGCAAATCAGCAGATTAACATTAGTATTGGCGATTTGCATTTAGATGCGCTTCGCAAGGTAAAGGTTATAGAGCATGAATGATCTTTCGCAGAACACGATGTTGGAGTTTGCCCAACGTTACTCCAAAAAGCCATCATTGTTTGTGCGTGAGGTGTTAGGTGTTGAGCCTTTGGATTACCAGGCTGAGTTTCTCGATGCGATTGCGTCTGGTGAGCGTAAGATTAGCATAAGGTCTGGGCATGGTACGGGCAAGTCAACGGCTGCTTCCTGGGCGATGCTTTGGTACTTCTTGATGCATTATCCGAATAAGGTTGTTGTGACTGCGCCGACTTCTAGTCAGTTATTTGATGCTTTGTTTGCAGAGTTAAAGCGGTGGATAAATGAGTTGCCGGAAGCGTTTCAGGCGTTATTGAACGTAAAGTCGGATCGTATTGAGCATACTTCTGCGCCGAGTGAGATGTTTATTTCAGCGAGAACCTCAAGAGCGGAAACGCCAGAAGCGTTAGCCGGAGTTCACTCCGAACACGTTATGTTGGTTGTAGATGAGGCTAGTGGTGTGCCGGAGCAGGTTTTTGAGGCGGCGGCAGGCTCTATGTCTGGTCATAATGCGACTACGATTATGTTAAGTAACCCCACGCGAAGTAGCGGTACGTTTTTTGAGAGCCAGAATAGAATGGCGGATAGTTGGTGGACTAGGCGTTGGTCTTGTGTTGACAGTCCGTTGGTTAGTGATGAGTTCATTGAGGAGATGAAGCTGCGCTATGGTGAGGAAAGCAATGCGTTTCGCATTCGTGTATTGGGTGAGTTTCCTCTTGCAGATGATGATACGATCATTCCGTTTCACCTGGTAGAGAATGCACTGCATAGAGATGTTAAGATTGATGAGGAAACGTCTAGCGTCTGGGGTTTGGATGTGGCTCGGTTTGGTCAGGATAAAACAGCGCTATGTAAACGCCAAGGTCCTATTGTGACGGAAATACGGTCCTGGACCGGGTTGGATTTGATGCAGACTGTTGGTCGAGTTGTGGCGGAATATGAGAGTTTACCCCCCTCACGCCAACCTACACAGATACTTGTGGACAGTATCGGTGTAGGTTCTGGTGTGGTTGATCGGTTAAATGAGATTGGTTTGCCTGTTCGTGGTGTAAATGTGGCGGAAGCCCCTAGTATGGGCGATACTTACCTAAATTTACGCTCTGAGTTGTGGTTTAAGACGAAGGGTTGGCTTGAGGATCGAGCGTGTAAATTACCGAAAGACGATCAGTTGGTCGCGGAGTTGACTAGTATTAGGTATAGTTTTACGTCATCTGGCAAGATGAAAGCCGAAAGTAAGGATGAAATGCGTAAGCGTGGGTTGGCTTCACCGGACTTGGCTGATGCGCTATGTTTGACTATGGCAAGTGATGCGGCAACTGCTTTGTCTGGCGCATTTAGTAGTTGGAGAAATAACATAAAACGTAATTTGCGTGGGATCGCATAATGTGTTACGTTGCAGAAAACAGTGAAGGAGATTGTTATGCCTATGGGTAAAGGAACTTATGGAAGTAAAAAGGGTAGACCACCCAAGAAGGGCGGTAAGAAAAAATAATGGCTAAAGGTATAAAGCATTATTTTCGAGATGGAACTGAGCATAAAGGCACTATGCACAAGATGGCCAATGGTCAGCTTCATACTGGAAAGACGCATACTAAAAATAGTAAGCGTCTTTTTCATTTTACAGATTTAAGTATGACTGCTAAGAAAAAAGCAAGGAAAAGGGTATAATGGCTAAAAAACCTGGATTGTATGCCAATATTCATGCCAAGAGGAAGCGTATCAAGGGTGGTAGTGGCGAAACGATGAGGAAACCTGGGTCTAAAGGTGCGCCTACGGCTAAAAACTTTAGACAAGCGGCAAAGACGGCAAAGCCTGTTAAGCGAAAGAAAAAGTAATGCCATATTCTAAATACAGCCCAAAGCAGAAAAAGCTTGCAGCCGTAGCTCGGCCGCGTAAGAAGATCACAGGCGCAGATTTAAGAAAATTGAGTAGAAAAAAGAAGGGTAAGAAGTAATGGCTGAACCTAAAGAAATTGAAAAGAAGGGTATGGGCAAAGACAAAGGTAGCCGTAAGTATGAGAGAGCGTCTGCTGCTGATCGTCAAAAAGCTAATACTGATGGTAAGTTTGGGTATTTTGACGAGGCAAATAAAAGATTTGTTCCTGCCTTTATAGATATGATTGACGGTGGAGACCGTGATAATCGAGGAGATGATTTTGCTGGTGGTCCGTTAAGCGGCATTCTAAACGCTCTTGGTGTTCCGCCTTATGGCTCTTTGAGGGATCGTCCTTTTGGTGGTCCAAGCGGTTCGCCTATTCAGCAGGCAGTGGCGGGTAGTGGTGCTGATATGGATAGCTCTATTCGTCCAAGAGCAAGGCCTAGTCAAGTTACACCTTATCAGCAACTTTCCTATGGTATGGGCGCTGGTGAGGCAGGCAGAGGTTTTATGCCTCCTGATACACCTTTGCCATACGCGACTATGAATATGGGTGAGGCAGGTCGTGGTTCCATGCCTCCTGACACACCTTTGCCATACGCGACTATGAATATGGGTGAGGCGGGGCGAGGATCTATGCCTCCTAATATACCACCACCTGTTTCTACTTATGGTAATGATATTGATCCTACCCAGGATGGTCGTATCCAGGCACAGAGAAACATAGATAATCGTGAGCGTATGCGGCAAGTTATGAGCCAGATAACTCAGGCAGAATATGATGCTATGTCTCGCGGTCAAAGAGCGGATATGGGTTTGCCAGTTAGGGGTATAGACTTAATGTTTGCCGGATCAGATGCATTTAAACAACCTATGGTTGGCTCTGGTCGGGGTCGAGCAAGTGGTGATTATGGTTTTGACCGATTTATGAACATGGTTAGAAATGACGCAAATTACAGTTACTTAATGAATGACCCAGAAATGGCTTATTCTGTTTACAATAGAATGCAGCAGTCTGGAACTCAATTTTAACAATGCCACGAAAAGCGGAGAAAGCCATACGCAAAACGACCAAAGGCAAGGGTCGTAACTACCGCACTGCAAAAGAAGGCGCGGGTATGACTGCAAAGGGTGTGGCGGCGCATAGGCGTGCTAATCCTGGTTCAAAGCTTAAAACGGCTGTAACAAAAAAGAAAAATTTAACTGCAAAAGAAAAGGCTCGTAAGAAGTCATTTTGCGCCAGGTCAAGAGGCTGGACAGGTGAACGCGGCAAAGCTGCTCGTAGAAGATGGAATTGTTAGATGGCGTTATCAACTTATGACGAACTAAAAGCTAGTGTTGCTGATTTTTTAAATCGCAGTGACCTAACCTCAGTTATACCTGATTTTATTAAAATGGCTGAAACTGATATGAACCGTAAGGTTAGGCATTGGCGTATGGAGAACAGGGCGTCTGCAACGATAAGCGCTCAGTATAATGCTTTACCTACTGATTTTTTAGAACCAATTAGGGCGCATATTGAAACAGGTGATTACAGACCGATAGAGCTTGTTTCGCAGTTTGAGATGCAACAAAGGCGTAAGAATAATTTAGATGCATCTGGTAAGCCTAGTTTTTATTCTATTACGCAAGGTGAGATGGAGATATACCCAACGCCAGATGGTAATTATGGTATAGAGTTAAACTATTATGCAAAGATACCGTCTTTGAGTTCTTCTACAACTACAAATGAAATATTAACTAATTTTCCTGATGCTTATTTATATGGTTCATTAATTCATGCGGCTCCTTATTTGCAAGAAGATAACAGAACAACAACATGGGCTGCGTTGTATCGAGCCTCGATTGATGGTATAAACTCAGAAAGTAACCAGGCTAAGTTTGGTGGTACTGGTAGGCGCATGAGGGTGAGGGCGTACTAATGGCGACTATTGTAAAACGTGCAGTCAAGGGCGCTCCGCTTACACACGATGAAGTTGACGCTAATTTTGAAAATCTAAATGTTGACCTTTTAACTAAAATTGGCAGTGATGGCGGCACGATTAATGACGATAAAATCATTAACTTTGGTAACGATACAGACTTACAAATTTATCACAACTCTACGGCAAGTGACGCTTACATTTTAAACAATACTGGCGAGTTATATATTCGTGGCGATAATATTACGCTAGGTTCTGTAGACCCAACTAGCCCAACATTTATTACAATGGATGAAGATGGAGCGGTTGAGTTATATTT